ATATAAGGAATGGAAAAAAGATGGTGAAGCTGGTGGTACTGATGATGCAGCAAGAAGAGCAACACAGATATTGAGTGGAAGTGAAATGTCTGCTGACGTTGTTATCACGATGAATGCATGGTTTGCTCGACATGAATCAGATAAATCAGGTCAAGGTTTTAGTAAAGGAGAAAAAGGTTATCCTTCTAAAGGTCGAGTAGCATGGGCTGCATGGGGTGGCGATGCTGGACAATCATGGTCTAGGTCTAAATCCAATTCAATTAAAAACGCAAGGGAACGAACTATGTCTACTGAAAATGAAAGAGCAGAAGCTGACGAATTAAAAGTTGGTGATTTTGTTTCTTGGAACGCTTCTGGTAATAGAGCGCAAGGTCGCATTACTAAAGTTGTTAGAGATGGTCGTATAAATGTCCCTAGTAGTAGTTTTGAAATTGTTGGAACAAAAGATAACCCTGCTGCACTAATTAAAATTTATAGGGATAATAAAGAAACTGATGACATCTTTGCTGGTCATCGTTTTAGTGCATTAACTAAAATCAAGCCCATTCGCTCTTCTGAAAACATGGAACAAGAAACACCTATAGAAAGCAGAGATCTTTCTGAAAAGTTTCAAAGAACAGAACTTACAGAGTTTAGAAGTGTTGGAAAAGGTCGAACATTTGAATTTCCATTTAGTTCTGAATATCCAGTAGAAAGATATTTTGGTAAAGAAGTGTTAAAGCATGATGACAAATCAATTGATTTTAGTCGTCTTAATTCTGGTGCTGCACCACTCCTTTGGAACCATGATCCAGACAGACATATAGGAATTGTTGAACGTGCGTATATCGATAAAGACAAAAAACGTGCATATGCAAAAGTGCGTTTTTCACGCAATAAATTTGCTTCTGAAGTCTTAGAAGACGTTAAAGATGGAATTTTGCGTGGAATATCGTTTGGTTATCAAATAAAGAATATGGAAGAAGAAGATGGAGCGTTCGTAGCAGATGACTGGATGGTGCATGAAATCAGCGTAACCCCAATCCCGGCAGACCCTACAGTTGGCATAGGACGGTCATTAATCTCACCTGATGAGGAGGTGACTGAAACCTCACAACCTAATACTATTAGTATTGATAACAACTCTCCTGAAGAGGAGATACGTTCTGCGGCACAAACCGCATCACCCTCGGTTCCATCTATGGAAGAAAAATCACAAGAAACTGTGGTGGATACGGCTCCTGCCGTGGAAGCTCCAGAAGTTGCTGTCGAAACAGCAGAGAGATCTGTTGAAGTAGATACAGCGGCTGAAGTAAAACGTGCTGTTGAAGAAGAGCAAGTTCGTACTTCCACTATTTATGCCGTTTGTCGCCAACATGGCGCAGACGACCTCACCGAAAAATTCATTAAAGACAATAAGTCTGTTAGTGAAGTTAACGGTGAAATTTTAGACCTTATTTCTAAAAGGTCTGAGTCAAGCAACACTCCTATACGGTCAACTGACATGAACCCAAGTTCCAACGAAGTTGGTTTAGAGGCAAAAGAAGTACAACGCTTTTCTTTCCTCAGAGCTATTACAGCATTAGCTAATCCAACAGATAGAAATGCACAAGAAGCTGCTGCTTTTGAGCGTGAAGTTTCTGAGGAAGCTGCAAAGCGTTATGACAAGCCTGCTTCTGGAATTTTGGTTCCTAATGAAGTTCTCCAAGGATATACAAGAGACTTAAACGTAGGTACTGCAACTGCTGGTGGAAACTTAGTTGAGACTGAGCTTCTTGCTGGTTCATTTATAGACATTCTTCGTAACAGAATGGCTGTAATGCAGGCTGGAGTTACAACATTAAATGGCCTTTCTGGAAACGTAAGTATCCCTAGGCAAACTTCAGCGTCAACTGCTTATTGGGTTGGAGAAGGATCTGATGTAACTGAGAGCCAACAGGCTTTCGATCAGGTGAATCTCACACCTAAAACAATTGGTGCTACTACTGATTACACAAGAAAGCTTCTCCTTCAGACAAGCATTTCTGTTGAGACAATGGTTCGTAATGATATTGCGAAGCAAATTGCTCTTGCTCTAGATACTGCTGCTATCTACGGTTCAGGTTCATCTAACCAGCCAACTGGTATTACAAATACAACTGGTATTGGTACTGCAACAGTTACTGGTGTTGGTACTTTCCCTGAGTTGATTGCAATGGAAACAGACGTTGCTGTTGCTAACGCTGATCAAGGCGCACTTAAGTACATCGTTAATGCGACTGCTAGAGGTGGTTTGAAGAGCGTTAAGAAAGATGCTGGATCTGGTGAATTTGTTTTTGCGAACAATGAAATCAATGGTTATCCAGTAATTGTTTCTAACCAGTTAACAAACAACGACTGCTTATTCGGTGACTTTAGTCAGTTGATAGCTGCGTTCTGGTCTGGTCTTGATTTGACTGTTGATCCTTATGCAATGTCTAAATCAGGAAGCATTAGAATAGTGGCGTTACAAGACGTTGATTTCGGTGTTAAACAGCCAACTGCTTTCTGCCTCGGAACATAAACTGATGAAGGTAAAACTCATCAGAGGAGTGATGGTGGCTGGCCTTATTAAAAAGGCTGGCTCCACACTTGAAGTTGAAGAGAACGTAGGTCGAATGTTACTTAGCAGCAATAAGGCTGAACTATTTGTTGAGCCTGCTGTTAAAAAAGCTGCACCTGCTGCAAAGAAGGTTGCGGCTCCCAAAGAAAAACCTTCTACTCCTAAAAAGGAGACAGCTTAAATGTCAGTTATTCAACAGAACCTCGGCAAATTAACTTTGATCGCAGGTCATCCAACAGCAGCTAGGACTGCTACAGGCCAAACAAGTGGTATTGATTTAAGAGTTTATGACGGTGACGTTGTATTCGTTTTAGATTCTGCTGCTGGTGCTGGTACAAGTCCAACTCTCGATGTAACAATCGAAGATTCTGCTGACAACTCCTCATTTGCAGCTATTGCTTCAGGTGCTGTTGCTTTCACTCAGGTGACTGGTACGGCTGCTGCTCAAGCAGTTTCTGTAAATAAAGATGATGCAAGACGTTACGTTCGCATCAAGTACACAATTGGCGGTTCATCAGGCCAATCATTTACATTCTCTGTAAATGGATTCGGTTTGAAAAAGTACGGCTAATTTATTTATGGCCCCCTTACGTCTGCGAGGGGGCTTTTTCTTATGGCATTTACTGAAGACATCGATATTTTCTTTGAAGATTTTTCAGATACTGTTGTGTCTGGAGGTTCTAGCGTGAAAGGAATTCTTGAACAGCCTGATGAAATAGTTGCTGATGGAGTTGTCCTCACCACCGATTATCAATTAACTGCAAAAACTTCTGATTTAGGAAGTTTGGAATTTAATGCAAGTCTTACTGTCAATGGTGCTGCTTATACGGTGCGTAGTGTTAGAAAAATAGATGATGGTGTCTTATGCATAGTTTCTCTTACTAAGACTTAAATAAAAATGGCTACTAAACGAGAACAAATTCTTGCTGCTTTAAAAACTCAATTAGCTGGAACAACTGGAGTAGGAACTCGTATTTTTAGAAGTAGGCCAGAAGCGTTTAAAAGAGCAGATACTCCATCAATTGTTATTGAGCCAACAAATGATCAACCAAGTATAAATTCATCTACTTATTTAAAAATTGATTGGACGTTAACTGTTCGAGTTGTCGTTATTGCTAGAGGGAATGTTCCTGATAATGTTGCAGATCCAACGATTGAGAGTCTTCATACCAAAATGGTCAATGATCCTACGATTGGAGGACTTGCTTTAGATGTAAGACCATCTAGTACAAGCTTTGAATTTCTTGAGGCTGATCAGCCAGCAGGAATAATAATGTGTGAGTATGAAGTTGATTATCGTTCTTCTTATAACAATTTATCGTCTTAAAAGTTATGCCTAACAACCCACTTCCTCTACTATGAACGAAGTAAATCCAAGCGAAGGCGGTAGTTATTCGCTTGACCCAGAAACAGGCGAACGCACTTTAATTAAGCGCACTTCTCCCTCTATCCCAAATCAGGTAAAAGAAAATGGCACTTCTGGAAAGGAAACGAGTAATTCTTCTGGAACTGGAAAGCAGCTACGGAACAGATCCAACACCAACAGGAGCAGACGCAATACTAGTAAGCGATCTGTCGATAACTCCACAAGCGAGTGATGTTGTCTCAAGGGATTTAATACGTCCGTATCTTGGCTCTTCAAGGCAATTATTAGCTAACACAAGGGTTGAATGTGCGTTTAGCGTAGAACTTGCAGGATCGACAGCAGCAGGCACAGCACCAAGAGTTGGCAAAGCTTTAAGAGCATGTGGATTCAGTGAAACTGTTGCTGCCAATACAAGTGTTACTTATGCGCCTGTATCTGGATCGTTTGAGTCAGCAACTATTTATTACAACGTAGATGGTGTTTTACATAAGACCACAGGTTGTCGAGGAAGCTGGGCTTTAGAAGCTTCTGTAGGAGAAATTCCTAAATTGAATTTTTCTTTTCAAGGCATATATGTAGCTCCAGCAGACGTTGCTCTTCCTACGGTTAGTTATGGAAATCAAGCGACACCATTAATTTTTAAAAATGGAAATACAACTGGATTCCAATTTTTGTCTTATAACGGTGCTTGTCAGTCTATTGAATTTGACGCTGGTGTAACGACCACCTATATGGAATTAATTGGAGGAACAAAAGAAGTACACATTATTGATCGAAATTCTGCTGGTAGCGTCACTATTGAAGCCCCAACGATTGCACAAAAAGATTATTTTGCTGCTGCTTTAAGTGATACGTCTTTAGGTAACTTAGCTTTTACTCATGGATCAGACGCTGGCAATATTGTTCAATTTACTTCAAGTAAGATTGACATAGGAGATGTGTCTTATGGAGAAGAAAATGGCATTGTAATGGCTGAAATTCCTATCACTGCATGTCCATCTACCAGTGGTAACGATGAGTTCTCTTTGATATATAGGTAAAAGGGGGCTTACGCCCTCTCTTTTTATGAGTAGAGTGGCGAAGTATCTCTATTAATTATCTAATGAGTTTTGTAAGGAAGAAAATTTCTGCCTATCCTTGGCCTGTTGAAATAAAAAAACCTTCAGAAACAAAACCAGGAGAATTTGAAAGTTCTACTTTTATTATTAAATTTAAAAGATTAAAGAAGTCAGAACTTACAAAGTTTGAAGCTGAACAAGATTATGGTGCTTTAAAAAAAATTATTGTTGGATGGAGTCAAATTCAAGATGAAGAAGGAAAAGACATTCCTTTTACTGAAAAAGAATTAAAAGCTTTTTCCGAAGACGTTGATTTTGTTGCTGGAGTGGTTCAAGCATTTGGTGATTTCTATAAAAATGCAAATGCAAAAAACTAACTGATGCTGCTCTTTATTGGGTTTCGGGTGGCAGCGGATCAAATCAACAGGCAGATGAAGATGCCAAAATATTTGGCATAAAATTACCTGAGAAACCAGAAGTAGATACAGAAGAAAATGGTCAATGTCTTGTCTGGGAAGAGAATTGGGAAACAGTCTTAATGTTTTTAAGAATGCAAACTCAATGGTCTATGTCTTTTGGTGGAGTTGTAGGTCTTAAATATGAGGTGTTGTTAAGTGCAGGAGGCTTATTTGACATATACAATGTAGAGAACAGACGAGAGATGTTTGAGGATTTAAAAATCATGGAATCTGCTGCTCTCACCGAAATGAATAAGAAGGGTTCTTGATATGGCAAAAGTTGTTGAAGTTGTTTCTTTAAAACTTGATTTACAAGGCTTTGCACAGTTGCAAGGTTTAGGCAATAAATTTAAAAAATTAGAAAATCCAATTAAATTAACTGGGCAAGGTGTAACAAGA